TGTATGGATTTCTTCCAGACTTTTTTGAAAGTTCATTCATCAATTTTTCATGTCCAGTTGTAGGTGGATTCATACGACCAAACGTGAAGAATATGGTTTTATCTTCTTCAATAAGAAAAGATTTAAATGAGTTTATCATTAACCCTTCTTTCTCTGCACTTCTTTTTTACGTACGTCTTTAAATATTCTTTTAGCTATTCTTTTAATTCTTTGTTTTAAAGCTGGCTTATCAAGTCTTTTTTCGATTTCTTGTTTTCGAGCAAACGTCAATTCAGCTTTTGGTATTCCACGAGTCAACTTCTTTGCTATTTGAGCTCGTGCCTGTCGATTTGCTCTTTTTTCAAGAGTCTTTTTGTTAGCCATCTTTCTCATTGCTCTTTGACGACCAATCTTAATTCTTGTTTTTAAACGCTTCATAAGTCTTGAACGCTTCATTCTTTGCTGTAATGTTAAAGCTTCATCAACATCTACTTCTTCTTTTTTTGGAAGAGCACCTTTTGCTCTCATATCCATATCAGCTTTAGCAGCCATTTTTTTCTTTTCTGCATCATCTGTTTTCTTTTGATTCTTTTTTTGTGAAGCAGCTGCTTGATATCTCATTCTCATCATTTGATCGAGTGACATGGCTTCTTCAACTTCTTCTTTCGGATACATTTTAAATACTTTAGCACGAGCTTTGTCTAAATACTTTTTCTTGTTCATCATATAATCTCTTGGATTCTTTGCAAGAGTTTTAGCGTGTTTAATTATATCTGTTGGCTTTGTTGGTTTAAGAACAGAGACTTCTGTTTTCATTGCTTTTTCTAGATCATCTGCTTGTTTAGCATGAGTGTTCGAACCTTTTCTTAATTTACCAATCAATTTTTTAACAAATGGTTTATCATCTTTGTTTAATGCTTCTTTTTTAACAATTTCTTTATCAGTCTTTACCATTCTTATTCCTACCTTACCGTCTGGTTTCATGTACTTTTCTGGTTTTTTATCTGCACTTTGTACTGATGCGTTAACGTCATCTTTAGATTTAGTAATAAGTTTCTTACGCATAAATTTACTTATGCCTGCTTTACCTTTTACTGGGACTTTTAAGTTTGGAAGTTTTTTATCAGGTTTCATAGAGAGTTCTTTGACGTCTTTACCCTCATTACCGTGATATTGTTTTTTACGCTTTTGTGCGTAGTAATTGATTGCGTCATCTTCGCCTGGTCTATATCTTGCAGACGTAAAATGTTTAAAATCTAATGGTGCCATTAGTTCCTCCCCGGCTTATCCCATCCTTTTAATATATCTGGTGAAAAGTTTGCGTATGAAAATTCCATACGATCCACAATTTTCACTGCGTCACCACCAAGTTTGTCAATAGCTACATAACCTTCTTGGCCAGTTGTCTTATATCCATTACGAGTTTTTAAGAATGTCTGTGCGCTATTTAACTTATTTAATATATTTATAATTTTTAATTTTGCAAGAACGATAGATTTCTGTAAATCAAACATCATTTGTAAACTAATTTTGTTTTGAGATGAAAAAAACTTTAATGTATCGTCAAGTTTTTTCTGTTGAACTGATTTTCCTTTTTCAGTCTTTCTTTTATCTATCTCTTTTTGAAACTTCTGTCGTATGTACCTGATCAGCTTTTCAACGTGGGCTTTGGTATTACCAACGACTTGACCTTTTCGTACAAAAGTATTATTAAACGTTTCAATAGTTTGAGCAAGGTCTTGATTAGCTTCGAGAGTACGTAAGGTAGTACCAGAAATTTTATTAAAAATCCTGCCAGCATTACTAAGATGTGCATTGACTTCCTCCGTATCTTTTTTAGTCATAGTGAATTGTGTCATATCTCTAAGCATTGCATCTTGCGACCAAACATTTTTAGTGTTTCTAAACTTACTTGTGTCAACTCCGTATGATGCTTTCATATTTTCAAATTTACTTCCAGTGTATGTAGTATGCCAAACGATACCAATTTTTGCTGCCTTTACTTTCTTTGCTGCTTCAGTTCCAGCCGGTATAGCATAAACAATAGTGTTAGGATGAAAGGTAACATAAGGTTTACCTTTTAATTTTTTTGTTTTAACTTCACTTGAATCAAATAAAAAGTCACCTTGTACAACACCTTTAATTCCAAGTTCAGGTAGATATTTTAATGCTGCTTTTAATTTTGCATTGAGATCACCACTAGTATCGTCATCAACATCATTGTTAGATTTATATACTTTAGGAGAGACATTGAATATCCCCTTCTTTGCAACAAAGAATTTACCGTCACGAGGATCAGTACCGGCAAAAACAGCTGGAGCTCCATCCCATTTGACACTAACGTTTCCATCTTTTACACCCGCTAACATATCTCTCAATGAACGTAAAGCAAGTATCGCTTGCCTTGTTCCATCGACTCCGCCATAAAGAACTTTATCCTCAATGTGAGTCATATGAGTATTTTTTTGTTCTGTTATATATTCTTTAAAGTTCATCATATGTTCCTCTTAGGATCACGTAAAGTTGGACCTGACACTAAACCTTTTGGTGCAATCAAAGCTCTGATATCTCTAATTTCTAAACCTTTAGGTTTTTTTCCTACTTCTTTTCTAATAAAATAAACTGGCTCGTATATGCCTGTCGGTTTAGGATCATCATGTAAAATAGTTATACCTTGGCCTTTTAATTCAAAAACTGGTATGTTTTCTTTTTTTCTATTTAAATTTTTATAAGATAAAACACCTGAAAATAAACCATCAACATTCTGTGCATTTCTGCTATTACCTTTTTTATATTCTCTACCGAATAATCCTTTTCTCCAAACTTCATCATCTTTAACTGTTCTGTACACTTCATGACCATCTTTAAATTTGCCTCCAAACTGTGAATAATATTTTTGTGCTGTTTTCACAAAACTTTTTATATCTGCACTATTAGGATTAAACTTCATTGCTTCAGGCATTCCACCATATTGTTGGAAAGCAATCTTTTTTCCGTAAGCTTTATGCGATATAAAGAATACATCATTACCCTGATAAGTGTAATTAAAATCAGATTTAGGTGTGCCTTTCTCTGTTCGCATGCCGTCAACCTTTTCTATTCTCTTACCTATCTTTAAGTATATAAAGGGAACCGCTTCTTTTGCAATTAAATTTTGCAAAGTTTCATTTGCGCGTTTTAGTTCTGCATCTTCAATTGCTGTAAATTTTCCTCGAGGTGTTCCACCGAATTCAGGTGTTTTAACAAAGTCGCTGAGTGAATATTTACCAAATTTAAAAGTCCTTAAAGCTTTTCTATCTTTGTCTTTAAATATTTTTTCTAATTCATCTAAGTTAACTTCAGTTCGTTTAATGATTGCAGGCTTACCATTATTTGCTAATATAAAAGGATCGCCACCAGTTATTTTATTTTTTAAAATTGTTCTTCTTGGAATTTTTTTAGTTAGTTTATCGTTACCTCTTGAATCAATGATGTCTTTCATTGCGTCAAGTTTTCCGTACTGCTTGTAATCCACAGCAGCCTCCATTATAGAAATGTATCTTTTTAATCTTAACATACATCTATTTATAATAGTTTAGAGTTTAAAAAAGCGCCCTTATGGACGCATTATTAAGTTAAGCTGAATTTAAAATTTAGTTAAGAATCTCGCTATATGATGAACCCATGGTAGTAACATTATTGCCATAAATAAGTTTGCGCCACTGTGTGCTAATGCTATTCGTAGAGTATCGCCTTTCGGCATTCCGTCTGATACAAAGAAACCTGCGAGCCATATAGTACCGGTAGTTCCTATGTTTGCTCCAAGAACTGCGCCAATGGCTGCTGGTAAAGGAAGAGCACCACTTGCAACGAGAGCTATGATTGCAGTAGTGGATAACGATGAAGATTGCCAAAGCAGTGTCATGACAATTCCACCTATGAACATATAAATTGGATTACCTAAAAAGAAGTTTAAGTGTTCTAAGTTTCCCATGGATTTCATTCCACCTGAAAACATTTTAAGTCCTATGTAGAATACAACCAATCCTACGAGTGCCGTGATTACGGGATTACCTAGTTCCATTTTGCTAACCTTTTTAATTAATTCGTTCATACTAATATGTATTATCGACCACGTCTTTTGAATGTTACACTTTTGTTAAATCTTTTTCTTTGAGAAGATTTTTTTCTACGATCCGCTTCACGATTTTTTGGATCGTACATTTCGTATCCACGGATTCCATTTTCTCTTGCCCATGCGGCAATCATTTCAGGTTTATGCTTATTAGAACTCACTTTTGAAACCTCGCTGTATAAGTTTTTCCATTATAATTAAATGTAATAGTTGAATGCGAATAAATCGTATCCATAGATTCTTTGTATCGAGTCATATTTTTACAAACCAATTTAGTTCCATCGGATGCCGTACTATTTTGATGACCAAGTAATCCACCGATGATTGCACCTGCAGTACCACCGTCAGGTAAATCTTTAGTAATATTATTACCAATAAGGCCACCGATGATGGCACCCATAACAGCATCACCAGTTTTATCGCCTGAAACTTTTCTTTCAGAACAAACTTCTACTGTGTATGGCGTTCTTTTAATCACCGTTTTAAAATGATCTTGAACATCCGCATTGTAAGATGGTGTAGCCCTTGCTTCTTTAACTGTATTGGCAACTGCAAGGACAAACGCAGTTATTGCCATACCATAAAATATAAAGTCTTTAGTTCTTTCATTCATTATTAATCTCCCTTAATTGTTCAACTAAACTTTTTGCTTCTTTTGGATTTTCAGTAAGTGAAGTTCTCGCTTGATACAATCTTTCAAGTCTATTTTTCACTGACTTAAACTTTTTAGGTTTACTTTCCCAATACCGAATTTCATTTAATACTCTCGCCATACCCATAGACATGGCGAGAGTATCACGGTAAACACTTCTACCAATCATTTATTAAGCTTCCATAAAATATATTCTTCACCGTTAGCTTTCATAGTGATTGCAGGAACGCCTGATGGTTTTGTCTTACCAACGTATTTCCATTTATAGCCTTCTTTCATTTGAGCGTTGGCTGTTTCTCTAAATTCTTGTGTGTCCATACTGAACATGCCAAGAACTAATGCTATTATACCCATCATTGTTCTCCTTCCACTTTACAAATTGGGGTTATTGTTGTACCATCGATGTAGTCTCTACTGGTATAAGTTCTTGTAACGGTTTCTTTCACAAGCATTCCGTTACGTTTTCTATATGTTATAAGCTCTCTAGACAGTACACCGTCACTGTCTAGGAGATCAAAAGCCTGTTTTAATGGACCTTCAGTCATTATGCCACTTCAGCAAATTCTAATGCTGTTTGAAGAGCATTTCTTTTTTTGATTTGGTTTCCACCGAACCATGAAGAGTAGAGTCTATTATCGGCACTTCTACCTTGTAGGTGATCAGTTACGTAAGTGACTGAGTTGAAAGCCTGCCACCAAGAACCTTCGGCATATTTTGCACCGGGTTGTTGCTCAAGAGCATCATGACATGCTATAGCATTCTTTGAAAGAGTTTCAAGTGAAAGCTCTTTGTTTTGAACTCGCTTATCAGCAGTTCTTGGATAAACTGTGTTGTAGTATTCTACAAGACTATCAATATTATATCTTTTAGAACCAAGAAACTCAGCCATTTCTTTATAAGTCTTTAACTTATCGGAAGCAATACCTAAAGCTTTCTTCACTTCATCCGCATTGAATGAACCTCTGTGACCAACTTTAATTGATCTTTCAGCCTGTTGAGCGAGAGAAAGTGAAAGTGTATTGTTACATACAACTCTGATTGGTGTAAATCTGATATCGATAGACTTACCATATAAATGAGGGTTTGAGAAAAGTAAATAAGAATCGACTTTATCTCCACCGAAAAGATCGAATGACTCTTTAACTTTCGCTAAAGCCCATACCATCTGTCCACCTTTAAGTGAACCCGCAGTATGCATTTCCATATCGCCGGCAAGTACATACTCGGAAAAGAATTCGAAAGCTTCTTCGTTTTGAACCGGATTCCAGATCTGACCGATGTTGGTAAGAACTTTATTGTCGGAACTTCTTACGAGTGCCTTCATACCCGTAGGTATTTTTTTGTCACCTAATGTGACGTATGAATCAATCTGCTCGACCGTCCAGTCAAGACCAGCTTTCTTCATCATTTGGTTTGGTGTAAGATCGTTATTGACTTCTACACCTAAGCCGTGCCAAGGAACTTCCCCAGCGTAAGCCATAGTTTCAACTTGATGTGCCATAATATATCTCCTTATTGGCTGTTAGAATTTGTTTCAATACAACCGGGTGCAAGACCTTCGGTTGTACATGGATCTTCGATTGCACCAACAATCATGATGCAAGCGAAGAGAATGAATATTGTTACGAGAAGTTTCATTACTTAACTTCCTCAAAACCAAGTGGCATACACTTAAAGATTTTGCCGTCGGCTAGGAACTCATCGCCAACCATTGAGCTGCGAAGACCTGAACCATCAAAGTTATGGTGAAGAACTTTAACGTTATCGTTGGCGTCATCGCCAATTTTTCTTGACCATGAACCTGAAAGATTTTGAGTCCATCTGTATGCATACTCTAAAGCTTCGTAGACATCTTTACATGGTGCATCTACCTGAGCTGCCGCATAAGGTGTACCGCCAAAATCGTTGTTGTAAGTAACTTGAACTATCATAATGTAACTCCCGTAGTAATAGTTAATTTTTTATTATAGATATATTCTACCACACTTTTCACTAAATGTAAAGGAAAAAATGCATTTAAGTGAAAAAAAGTGATTAACATATTAAACATTTTTCTCATAAGTAACTGTGACTCTGTAGTCAGGCTTTTTGCACCAGATCTCGACGTGATCTTTCATCATACCGATTGCGTGTTTCATGCTATCACATTCTGCACGAGTTATGATTTCATCACGATTTGAAAACACATAAACAATATACATTATATCTCCTTCGTTTCAATTTTTAATATTTCGTTTGTGTTTAAAGCTAAACACACGAAAGTATTCATTGCATTTTCAAATGCTGAATTTTCAGAACCACCGAATTCAACCACTGAAAGTGTAATTGATTTGGTGATACGATCTTGTGTGTATATGCAAGTTTGATATTCCATAATAATACAACTCCTTTTTAATTATTATAGATCTATTATACCACGGTTTTGAGGAGATGTAAAGGACTTTTTTCATTTAAGTCGCATTTTTTTTCTCAGGATTTTTTTCGCCGGTAATGTAATCACGATCGGCATAGAGTTCATAGAAGTATTCTTCGGTATCTCCGAGTCGATACTCGTTTCCATTCTCGACCTGATAGTATTCCGTGGATACTTTAAAGTCCGGTGTCTTCGGATTCTTTGGTGTCAGACTATTATCATACACTCGCATACGATTGTTGGGATACAAAGCAAACTGACCATTCTCAAGTTCAAGCAAGTTGAAAGACTTGTGCTCATCCGGTTGTT